CGTCAACCCGAAAATCGGCCTCAACCTGAGCGACATGCAAGCCGCCCAGAAGGTCGGCAAGGCCAAGGCCCTCGACGAGGCCAACCCCTACTCTGCCGACACCTTGGCCGACCCTGCTGTAGCCGCGAAATACACCGCACTAGCGTCGATAGCTACGCAGGTCACGGCCACCAAAGCCATGCTCGACATGCTGGACAAGCACATCAAGGAGACGACCGGGAAGGCCATCAGTTCCGGCCACGACATCCACGGCAACCCGATCACCCCGTACGACAAGAAAGTCCTCGCCCTCTACACGGGCGACATCCTCGCCCAAAACGAGAACCTGCACACGTCTCTGAAATCGCAGGAGGCGAAGCTTGCCGATGCGACCGACCAGTTCCATGCAGCGGCGCAGAAGGCGGAGAAGCTGAACGCCGGGCCGGTCAAGCTCTCCGACTTCGACCACCAGACGATCGAAGAGTCGTACACCGGGGCGTGGTCCAAGGCGGCCTCCAAGGTGGTCGTGTACGGCCTGAAGACGTATTCGCAGAAGCAGGAGATGAAGGCGCACCCGGACTATGCGCCTCTCACGCAAAACCTCGGCGACCTGCGGACCCTCGCGGGCAAGCTGGCAGTCGCGCACGCGCAAGAGCAAACCGCCGAGATGAACGTCCCCTTGAACCCGGACAGCGGATACAAGGAGATTTCCAGCCCGGAGTGGACGGCATGGCAGAAAGCGGTCGATGAGCGCGAGGCGTTGACGAAGCAGTTCAACGACTTGCACAAGCTGGCCCAGGCCCGGCTGGACACGATCCGGATTGCGGTCGGGCTGAAGAAACGAGCCCTCCCGAAGGTTGACTCTCCGGCAGTCAAGACGGCGGCGGCCGAGAGCGGTTACTACAAGTCGGTCGCGTACGGCGCCCCGAACCAGGGCAAGTCGGCTTCGGGCAAGCAGTACATGCTGGCGAAGGTCGGCCCGACGATCGGCGTGGCGCACAAGTCGTCGTCCGACAAGATGGTCGAGAAGATGGGCAAGGCTGCGGCGACCTCGGCCAAGGTTGCCGCGTCGATGCCCCCGCCGAAGACGCACGTCAAGCCGCCGACGACGGATGCGGGCAAGCTCCCTAATTCCGACACGGCCGCGAAGCTGGGCTACCACTACGCGCCCGAGGTGCATAGCGGGTCGGCGTACGCAGGCTGGCCGGGCAAGGGTGCTGCGTATGTGTCCAGCCCTGAAACCCCCGCCGATCTGAAGGCGCACCTGACCAGCCCGGACACGAAGGACGGGCTAGAAGCGCAGAAGCAGTTCAAGTGGTCGATCAACAACATGGAGGGCAAGGGCGCGTCGCCGTCCGGCAAGAAGGCCCTCTACGACTACACGGGTAGCTCGTACTCGACGATCAACAGCAAGCTGAACGGTCTACCGCCGGGGGCGTCCTCGCCGGGCAGGCAGATCTCTTCGATTGATGCCGCGTTTGCGGCTGCCCCTCCGCTGGAGGGTGACGTGGTCCTGTACCGGGGTTTCTCCAGCCCGGAGACGGTGTTCAAGTCGGGCAAGTGGAACGACGTGAATGTGGCCGGTATGGAGTGGACTCAGCGGTCGTATTCGTCGACGTCGGGCAGTCTGTCGACGGCGAAGGGCTTTGCTGGGTACGACGGTGTCGTGATGCGCGTGATCATCCCCAAGGAGCTGGGCGTGAAGGGGATCGACGCGAAGGGCGGGCAGCACCCGGGGGAGAACGAGATCATCTTGCAGCGCGGTGTCCGGTACCGGGTGGTCGCGGATTACGGCAAGGCAGACAGCGGCGACAATCGCCGGTATATCGACGTGATGGTGGTGCCGAGTCCCTATGACAAGCCTGAGTGAGGCAGCGGCCGGGAAGTCGGTCGCGGCGAAGCGGAATCAGTCGGAGTGGAAGACGGTGGCGGATGTGACGGTGCCGTCGTGGAAAAAGTCGTCGGGTGCGGGGAAGTTGGGCCGCAAGAAGGCTTGACAAGAGCGTCAAGGAGCGTCTACTCTGGGTCTACAAGCAAACGACAGACCCAAGGAGACATCATGAAGCTCGGACACACCAACGACGAGATCAAGTTTGCCGAGACCATTGGCACCATCACCCGCTTCGTCGTCCTCCTCGACGGCATCGAGACCATGCACCTGCTGTGCGACGCCGCCGACCCTGAGAAGACCATCCGGATCGCCGCGAAGTTCGACGCCGACACCCTGACCAGCGACACCCTGGCCCTGGTCACCCAGACCACCAAGGGCCACTTCACCACATACACAAAGCTGCTGGAGGACGTCGACGGGATGCCTCTCGGCACTGAGGAGCGGGTCGACCGCAAGTCGGTCTACGGCTACATCCTGCCCCGTCTGCACGTCATGCTCGGCCGCCTGCTCCGCGCGGCCTGATCCACCACCAGGACCCCCGGCGCCCGGCCGGGGGTCCTCTGGCGTCTGAGGAGGACACCAATGGACGACAACGACAAGACCTCCACCGCGATCCTCGCCGACCTGTGCGAGCGCATGAACATGCTGCGTCTGCGGCACGGCATCGTCTTCCGCGACCTGAGCCCGGCCGCCCTCCCGTTCCCCCCGCTCGCGGGAGCCCTGGCGCGCGGGCTGGTCGCCAAGGACAAGGACGCCGTGATCGTCGCCCGGTCGCTGGTGGACCCGGCGGAGATGGACACCCCGGCATTCTGGGCGACTCCGCTGGGCCGTCTGATGTTCCGGGCGGGCGCGTTCCCGGGGGAGACGATCTCGCAGACGTTCGCGGCCCGGGTGCTGGGGTGCTCGCGGCAGTGGGTTGGCGAGATGGTGTCAAAGGGGGTGCTGGCTCACGACGACGGCAAGGTGTACGTCGCGCAGATCGCCGCCAAGATTGACAAGATGGGCAAGTAACTGTAAGCTGTAAACATACAACTTGGAGGACATGTGAAGAATCCCGCCGCCGACCGCCGCCGAGGCGTCATGTTCGGACTCGCCTACGGCGACGCCCTCGGACGCCGCACCGAATTCCTGAAGACCGCCCAGCTCGCCAAGCTCGGCAACCCGTTCCACAAGCGGGTTGGTCTGAACAGCCCGCGCATGGGCATCGTCACCGACGACACGCAGATGTCGATCGCCGTGGCCAAGGCCGCCCTCACCCCTGGCAAGCCCAAGCCGGACGTGATGGCCGCCCGCTACGTCGACCAGTTCATCGCCTGGTGGAACGACCCGGCCAGCCGTGACGGGCAGCGGGCGCCCGGTAACACGTGCATGTCCGCTGTCGCCCAGCTCAAGATCAACCCGGATCAGTGGATCCTGGCCACCATCCCCTGGTCGCGGGGCAACGGCGCCAACATGCGGGTCGCCCCCCTGGCCCTGCGGACCGACTGGACGTGGGATGAGCTGGGAGCCAATGCCCAGCTACAGGCCGCCATCACCCACGGAAACCCGACCGCGCTCGCCGCGTCCGAGCTGACCGCCGTTGCCGTCCGGATGCTCCTCGAAGGGTTCGCCCACCCGAACGAGACGCTGATCGATCACTTGCTGGCGTACGCCCACGACCAGCGCAGCCGGTACCGCGGCGACTACCTCGGCCACCTGTGGGAGACCGCCACCTCCCGGTCGAAGCAGCCCGCGCAGGTCAAAATGAACTGGCGGGATGACGCTGACGGCCTGTTCGATCCGGCCCTCATGCCGGTCAAGACGGTCAAGACGTACGCGTCCCCGCAGGCGTTCATTGAGCGTGGCTGGGACCGGATGATCGATGCCCTGCTGAGCGTCTGCGGCGCGGACCGGCTGAAGAGTCAGGACCCGTGCGAGGTAGCCGGTGAGGGCTGGGTGGCTGAGGAGGCGTTGGCGGGGGCTTTGCACACGCTGCTGTGCTTCCCGGGGGATTCGGCCAATGCCCTGCGCCGGGCTGCGTTCACCAACGGTGACTCGGACAGTATCGGCTCAATCACCGGGGCCCTCGCGGGGGCCGCGTACGGGCTGAAGGCGTTCCCGTCGCACTGGATTCCGAACCTGGAGTACCGGTACGAGCTGGAGGGTCTGACGGCCAAGCTGGCGGCTGCTTCTCGCCGCTGAAGTCTCCCGATACAGCCCGCTTGACAGGAATGTCAAGATCGAAGTTGACACCAACTACTGACCCACCTCAAACCGCAGCCCCTCACCAGGCCGGTGGGGGGCTGTACTATGTCGCCCCAAGGAGGACACCATGAAGAAACTTGCCCGCATCGTCGGTCTGATCGCCGACCTGATCCCCGCCGTAGCCTTGACCGCTATCGGCCTCGCCGTGATGGTCGGCGGGATAACCGACAGGCTGTGGATGTGAACGCATCCCCCGACGCCGTATCCTGAGCAGCAACGAAAGGGGTACGCATGGGGACCGCCTGGCAGATGCCCATCGCCGTCATCGGCAAACCGACCGGCGACGGACGGCAGTTCGACGAGGGGGCACTGTCGCACCGCGACCTGCCGCTGCCCCTGCGATACGTGGCAACCGACTCCGGCGGGCACAACAACGCTGTGATCGTCGGCCACATCGCGAAGATCGGCAAGGAAAAGGACGGGATGCTGCCCGCCAAGGGCGAGTTCTACGATGACCCGTCCTGGCCCGACGATGTCCGGCACGCGGCCACGGCCGCGATGAAGTTCACCCAGAACAAGGTGATCGGCCCGTCCGTCGACCTCGACCAGGCCGAGATGGAACGGGTTCCGGAGCCCAAGGCGTATGCCGCCTGGACGAAGGAGCAGAGGGGCAAGCTGAAGGCCGCCAAGCTGGAGCACGCGGGTAAGACCGGCTCCGACTGCGGTTGCGGCGACACTCCGGCGGTCATGGCCATGGAGGAGGCGGCCTACGACGGCCCGCACCTGAAAATGGTCCGGTCCGGGCGGGTTGCGTCGGCCACCCTGGTCCACATCCCGGCGTTCGCCGAGCTGTCCGGCCACGCGAAGCTGACCCCGATCGACTCGTCCGACCCGAACGTCGACGGGACGACATCGTCCGCGATGGTCGCCGGTGCACTGGTGGAGATCGACTGGTCGTTGATCGACTGGGATTCCAAGATCGAAAACGATGCCGAGATGGCCATCAGCGAACCCGACGCCGACGACGACGTCCCCCATCGGGCCAAGGCCAAGAAGACGCCCACCAAGAAGCGCGACCCCGAAACCGTCAAGGGCTCCGAGGACACGCAGGAGATGGCGCAGGCCGACGACGAGTCCGACGAAGAGTTCGCCAAGCGGCGGCTCCCGTCGAAGACCAAGCAGAAAGACGGCGATGCCGACTACCCGGCCGGTGACGGTCAAGGTTCCGGCGGCGCCGCTTGGGCCAACGACGACAACGTGAACAGGAAGGCCCGAGAAAAGATGGCCGCGCTCATGGCGGGGGCCGCCCCGGTCGCACCGCCCAAGGAATGGTTCGACAACCCGGGCCTGACCGGGCCGACACCCCTACACATCGGCGACGACGGCCACGTCTACGGGCACGTCGCCGTCTGGGACACCTGCCACGTCGGCATCGGCGACTCGTGCGTGAAGCCGCCCAAGTCCCTCACCTCGTACGCGTACTTCCACACCGGTGAGACGGTGACCGCCGACGGCGGCCGGGTCGCGGTCGGCCGCCTCACGTACGGCGGCGGCCACGCCCAGCCGAACCTGGGCTACCGGGCGGCGGCCGAGCACTACGACTCGACGTCGCACCTCGGCGCGCTCGTACGGGCCGGTGAGGACGACTACGGCATCTGGGTGGCCGGTGCCGTCCACCCAGAGACCGACGAGGCCGGTGTTCGGGCGATGCGGTCGGCGCCCCTGTCCGGCGACTGGCGGCGGATCGGCGGCAACCTGGAAATGGTCGCCGCCCTGCACGTCAACACGGCCGGTTTCCCGATCCCCCGGATGCTGACCGCCGGGGCCGAGGAGCGGGTCATGTCGCTGACGGCCGCCGGTGTCGTCCCCGTGCACGAGCACGACCACACGGCGATCACGGCGGGCTTGAACACCGAGGAGCTGGGCCGGGCGATCGCTCGGGGGATGCTGGCCGAGCAGCAGGACATTGCCCGGCTGAAAGAACTGGCCGACGAGCGGGAGAAGCGGGCCGCCGAATGGCTGGAGTTGGTGGCGGCGGCCACGCGGGAAGACCTGTCCGAGGATTATGCTGGCGCGGTGGGCGACCTGCTGGTTGCCCTGGGCGAGTAGGAGGAGGGCCCGATGGGCTGTAATTGCGGTGGTGGGGCTTCCGGCCTCGGCAACTACGTGGTCAAGGACAAGGCGACCGGTAAGACGATCAAGACGTTCACGGCGGTTCGGGAGACCGAGGCCAAGGTGTTCGCGGCGAAGACGCCCGGGTCGGAGTACAGCAAGACCAGCTGAACAGACGAGAAAGGCCCCGCCCCACTTTCCCCGGGGCGGGGCCTTTCTCGCGCTCGCGTCCAGTCTCATCGACCCCACATGGGTAAGTAACGACGCGGCGGTTTTGGTGAGATGCGGAACGGTCAGGCGCTGTGGCCCTGGGCGCGACTTGATCGCCTTCTCCTCAGGGGGGCCTGACCGTTCCTGCTGGTTTCCACTTTTTCAGACGTTGTTCACCAGCAACCCGATGTCTGCTTATAGCATACACTAGCTTGTCGGGTGGTGCAAGTACCGCCCGGCAGTTAGCTCATGCTTTTTCTACCGTCTCCCAGTCACCGACCGGGCGGCGCAGCAATTCAGACCCGCCGACCCGCTGGTACTTCGGTCGGCGGCGGTCATGGTCGGCCAAGGCCGCCTTGAGCGTTTCGTGCCGAGTGTGTGCCTCCTTCTCGGAGCTGCATTCACGGGTCTCGACGGTGGTGTCCTCGACGCCGCCGTTTCCGTCCATCCACTCCAGGGTGATTTTGATGGCCCACTGGTACTTCTGCATGGGGCGCCTCCTCGTTGGTCTGTCTACGCACAGCATACGTCCCCTTCCTGGCCTGTGCAAGAGGGTGTACTCTGATGGCAGACAGACAAGGAGATGCGTTATGTACCGGCTCCGCACCCGACCCCACCCCGTAGCGATGTTCCTGATCGTGCTGCTTCTCGGCCCGTACCTGCTCGCCGCCGCCCTGCTCTTCGTTGTGGCCTACACCATCGCCACCATTTTCGACATGATCGCCGGACGGCCCTGATGACCGAACCTATGTTCGACATCGAGGGCCACCTCCCCGTCCCGGAAGAGCAGGGGTGCAGCCGGTGCGACCGCCCGCCCGTGCGCGCAACAAACGACCAGCTCCGAGCGCGTGACTGGGTGGTCTTCGATGGCAAGTCCGTCACCGGCAAAGACCTGCACGTCCGTGTCTGCCCTCCCTGCCAGCAGAAAGGAAAATGATCATGATCGACTGGAACGACTACCGGAAGTGCTCGCAGATTTGCGGGATGCCGACCGGTAAAGCGTGCGTGTCAATGTCCGGGACGATCGTCGGTGGCCGACCCGATGGGATCCGCACCGAGCTGAGGATCCCGCACAAAGCCCGCAAGCTTCGGACCAGGAAGGCAGCCAGCTGATGCCGCGCGGGACAAAGAAACGAATCCCTGGGCACGCTCTGGTTCGAACACCCGGCGGGATCCTCAGCTGCGAATGCGGCTGGCCCGGCGCCGGGCTCGGGTGGTGGCAGCGCAGCAAGCATCTTGCCGACATCCGCATGGAACTGGCCGAGAACCGGTAGCCCCGGGCACAGATGAGCCCCCGCACCCGAACCGGGTGCGGGGGCTCATCTCGTTCCCCCCGGAGCGATCCTCAGACGGTAACAGCAGCCTGGATCTCCTCGGGGAGGGACCACCTCGTCCCTTCCCGAGCGATGCTTAGACGGTAGCAGGCTTGATAGCGCAGCCCTGCGTGTCCAGGCCCAACTGCCGGGCAACGACCTGTTCCCAGCCCTGGAGGAACAGCTCAGCCTGGATCTCCTCGGGTGACACGTTGGCATACCATTCGTCACCGATCAGACCCCACACGGCTTCCACGCCGGAGTGGACCGGGCGGCCCGGTCCGGCGCAGGTGAAGACCAGGCGACCGCCCGGCTTCAGGACGTCCCAGGCGGTCTTGATGATTTCCCGCCACCGTTCGGCGTGCTCAAACGTTTCCGTGCACAGCACGATGTCGTACTGCTGCCCGTCCGGCCGCCAGTCGGCGGCGTCGGCCACGATGTCGACGCCCTTGCCCTCGCGGATGTCGAGGACGTCGTACGGGTCGGCGTTCGGGAACAGGTCTCGGGTGTTGCCGTTGAGGTCCCGGCCGCCGATGTCGAGGACGGCCACCTGCGCGCCGGTCCGGAACTGGTTGACCCAGCTCAGCACTGCCTCATGCATCTCGACCCTCGTTTTCGATCATGAATTTGCCCCTTTGGCCAGGCCGTCGGCCAGCGCATGCAGCCAGGCCGAAGCCTGGTTCGCGGCGGCCATCCGGCTGGCCTCGTCCTCGTCGTCGTACGGGAACAGCTTCTCGTCGATGATGCTTTCCTCGTCGCCGGTCAGCGAGGCGACGATCATGATCCGCATCTCAGGCATTGTCACGCCTCTCCACCTTCAACGCTTCCGACGACCGGTGCTGCCAGAGCCGGGCGTCGGTGTCGGCCGCCGCCTCGCCGAGGGCGTAGACCGCATCCTTCTCACCCTTGCCGAAATACGGGTGCAGGTGCTCGACGTGCGACCCGAGGCTGGGGGCCCACTCATCGCGGAGCTTGGCCGCCAACACAATCTCGTTGTCGATGAACCAGTGCCGGTAGCCCTCGTGCGCGACGATGCCGGGGCCGTCCCAGCTGGCGCCGACCTCGGCCACGTAGTCGCGGCGGATCAGGATGTGAGTGGCGTGGTCGCCTGCCATGACCGCCGGGTTGCCGAGGTCGTTGGTGCCGATCACGGCCTTGCCGGAGACTCGGGTGGTTTCCATGGCCTGGTCCAGCCAGCCCGGATGGAAACGGACGTCGTCGCCGACGATGAAGATCCAAGGTTCGTTGGAATTCTTGAACCCCCGGTTGACCTTCTCCGCAAACGATCCCATCGACCGGAGGTAACAGTGCTGGTCGACAAAGGCGTTGTCGTACGAGGCAGGCAGATCGAGGATGTCGAGGGCAGCACGACTCCAGGCGGCGGCCGTTTCCGGGTCGTCGTTGTCGGCCATCACGTACACCCAGACGTTCCCGCGCTGGTTCTCGGTGAGGCTTTCGTGCAGCGACTCCAGGAACGTGTTCGCGTTGTTCCGCTGCGCGACCGGGACGATGATCCCGATCTCTTCGCCCGCTTCCGGCACCTGCTTGTTGCGGGTCGGCGAATTCTCGGCCGCCTCCTTGGCCGCGTTCGGGTTGATCTCCAGACGCGGCCACTGGTCCGGCGGCAACGGGACGATGTTCATCGGCGGCGGCGTGAACGGCTTCAGCTTGTAGTCGGGGCCCCCGTACCAGACGGTTTTCTGGTGGGTGGTCTCCACACCGGTGTGCACGAGGATGGGCAGGCCGATCTGGTGGGCGCGCAGACAGAAAGAGATGTCCTCGCCGCACTTTTCGCCGTCCGGGCCCGGAATCCGCTCAAACCAGATGTGGCGGGGGGCGCCGCCCTGCTGAAGCCAGTCGCCGATCTTCTCGTACACCGACCGGTGGGTGAGCAGCATTCCGCATCCGGTCGCACCAACCCGGGTCACCTCGTTGGGCGGCCATTCCTGCCTGGTCAGCATCTTGTACGCGCCGGGCATGCCGGAGTGCGGCTCGACCCATGCCCAGTCGTACAGGGTGGGGGCCAGCGACGACCGCAGGCCGCCCCGGAAGTCGTGGGTGAAGTCGCCTTCGATGAAGCAGAGGCCGCCGACGATCGGCGCGGTCTCGGGGTCG